ACCAAAACCAACGCGAGTTTCAGCTTCAATTTCCATCTCCTTGTTAGGGTCGATTACATCAAGCGCCGCCAATGCAGGCAACAGCTTATTGTCGATCAAGTCCAGCGTCAGCACCTGCTCGTTGTAGGTGGTGCCAAGGAATTCTTCGGGGTGTTTGTCTGACATCACTATTTCAGCAATGACGTTGTGCAACAGCGTACCTTCGTCGGCGTACTTGTTGCTGGGCTGGGGTGGCATCTTCTGCACCAAGGCCACTGAGCCTGGGCAGTTCATAACGCGCTTGGCGGTTGAGCCGCCGACTATCTTACTGTGATCCACTGAACTCTCCTGTAATTGAATGAGACTGAACTATAGCACAGTTTTATTTTCTGTGCTAAACTTTTTGACATGAAAGAAAAAATAGTTGAAAATCATTTCGTCTGGGCAGTTGAGCGCATCGGTGGCAAGACGTACAAGTTCACGTCACCTGGGCGCAAAGGTGTAGCAGACAGAATTGCGTGTTTGCCCGACGGCAGCACATGGTTTGTGGAGTTGAAGACCAAGGGTGGCAGGCTGTCAGCGTTGCAGAAGATGTTCATGTCGGACATGACGCTGCTGAAACAGAACTACGCATGTTTATGGACAACGGAGCAAGTCGATGAGTGGATTAAAAGTGTTGGTGGCGTGTGAGTATAGTGGTCGTGTTCGGGACGCGTTTATTGCGCGGGGGCACGACGCGATGTCGTGCGACTTACTGCCTACTGATGCAACAGGGCCACACTATCAAGGTGATGTGTTTGACATCATCAACGACGGTTGGGATTTGATGATTGCCCACCCACCTTGCACTTACCTGTCTGTGTCTGGTATGCACTGGACGACGCGGGGCTTGCGTGATCCGCAATTGACAGAAGATGCGCTAGCGTTTGTGCAACGTCTGATGGACGCGCCTATTGAGCGCATTGCTGTTGAGAACCCGATCAGCATCATCAGTAGCCGTATTTGCAAGCCTGACCAAATTATTCAGCCGTGGTGGTTTGGCCACGACGCGAGCAAAAAGACTTGCCTGTGGCTGAAGAACTTGCCGCTACTCACGCCGACCAACATGTTGCCAGGCGATGCCAAAACACGTCGGGGAAACCAAACCGCCAGTGGGCAAAACAAACTGCCGCCATCTAAAGACCGTTGGAAGATTCGCAGCGAAACATACCAAGGCATCGCTGACGCGATGGCAGCACAATGGAGTTAAGACCCTACCAAGATGAGGCGGCTGACTTCCTCTACGAGCGCGACCGAGCCATGATCTTGGCACCTGTTGGCGCTGGCAAGACAGCCATCACGCTGACGGCCATGCAAGACCTGCTGGCCAACGGTGTGGTCAAGCGGTTCCTCGTTCTGGCACCCAAGCGCGTCTGCACCGACGTGTGGCCAATCGAGCAACCCAAGTGGGCACCCCACACACCCTTGGCCGTGGCCGTGGGTACACCCAAGGAACGCGCCGCAGCACTGCGATCCAAGGCGCAGATCGTGGTGAGCAACTACGACAACATCCAATGGCTGGCCGAGCAGGCGCTGGACTTCGACGCGATTGTGTTTGATGAATTGACGCGCTTGAAGAACCCGTCCGGCACACGTTTCAAATCGTTGCTAAAGATCATCGACCCTATGGTCGTGCGCTGGGGCTTGACCGGCTCGTTCACCAGCAACGGTTTGGAAGATGTGTTTGGCCAATGCAAGATCGTTGATCAGTCGTTGCTTGGCCGATCCAAAGGCGCGTTCATGCAACAGTATTTTGTGTTGATCAACAAAGAGTTTGGCGAGTGGGCACCACGTGTTGGCGCGCTGGCGAACGTCATGCTGGCGAATATGCTGACAAACTGCCGCCGTTACATGTGATTGAAGTGCGGTGCGATCTGGACGACCGCAAGCCCTACGAGAAGATGAAGGCTGACTTTCAGGCGCTGGGCATCACGGCCATCAACGCGGGTGTCGTTGCGGGCAAGTTGTTACAAATGGCCAGCGGGTTTGTGTACGACACACGCAAGACGGCTTCTGACGTGCCAGGAAAGTTCATCGTGACACAGACGCCAGTGTGGTTTAGCGCACATAAATTTGACCGGCTTGAGGAGTTGATAAATGAAAATCAAAGAGCCAATACGATCATTGCTTACATATATAAAGAGGAGTTGGCGGAGCTTAAGCGTCGCTACCCCCACGCCCAAACCCTTGACGACAAAGATGCCATTCAACGCTGGAACGAAGGAAAAATTGAGCTCTTACTGGTGCATCCGAAATCGGCGGGTCACGGACTCAACCTTCAATTTGGCGGGTGCAAAATCATTTTCTTGTCTTTGCCTTGGTCGTTGGAACTGTACGAGCAAACCGTTGGGCGTCTGCACAGATCAGGACAAAAGCACGACGTGTGGTGCTACGTCATGCTCACAAACAAAACCATAGACGAAAAAATTTGGGGCGCGCTACATGATAAGCGCGCCATATCGGATATTGCAATGGAGGAGTTGAAATGAGTGTACGTTTGAACAATTGGAAGACCCAGCTTAAGGCTGAGAAGTCTATTCAAAAAATTTATCGGCGCGACCATAACGCTGCTTGGCGCAAGTTGAGCAAGAGCATGGCGTTAACTAAAAAACTGGAGGACAAAATTGCAACTCACATGGCGAAAATTAAATGAAGAACTCAAGACTTTTGACGAAGCCAAGGTGTTGGAGATGCTGACCCATGAGCGCGCGAACGCCAAGCGTGTGGTGGTGCTGGAGCGACTGCACCAACGCTACACCACGCTCAGAGCGTCGCGTGAACGTATTGAACTTTTACATGAGGCAAAACAACCATGAAGTACCTTTTACTTTTATTGATGAGCGGCTGCGCGGGCAGCGCGCCCATGTTCGACAGCAACGGCACCGCCGAGCAGAAGATGGTGCTGGACAAGAACATCCAAGCCATGAGCCGCAACGAAGTCATCTTGGCCGTGCAAGAGTGTGAAAGCTCTGGCCTACGCGCGGTGATGGTGTTTGGCAAACGCAAGATCAACAACTACACCGCTGACGTCGTGGCTGACGTGACGTGTGCTCCTAAATACAGGTACTGAATATGAACAACTCACCAGCATTTCCAAGTGGTAACGAAGTAACGTTTGGCAATTTGAGAAGCAATGGTCACAGTGGAATGACCCTTCGTGACTACATGGCTGCCAAGGCTATGCAGGCGTTAATTGACAATGATAGTTTATTTTCAGAGATACCAACACAGGCTTACGCAATAGCAGACGCAATGCTGAAAGCGAGGAAGCATGATTGAAGCAATCAGAACATTTTTCGGCAAACGACGCGAGCGCGGTAGGACGGTCATGCAAGAAGGTCTTGTCTGGCGATGCAGTAATTGCTACCTTATTTTTCTAACCAAATCAGCCGGAGATGAGCACAAATGCCAAGACCCAAGAGTGAATTGACTGGCGTGGACAAATATGTAGGTGTGCGGTTGATACCGGCGCATCATGCAGAGTGGAAGCGTTTAGGTGGTGCCAAGTGGTTGCGCCAAATGTTGTCGCAAAGTATCAAGGAGAAACGAAATGCCGAACTTTGATTTGTGGAGCCAAGCTAACTTGGCCAAGTTTGCCAAAGAAGCCTACGCCAAGATGCAAGAGCAACAAGAACGCATTGAACAATTGCAGAACGAATTGAAAGACGCCATTAAGGCGTACAGGGAGTTAAATAAATGATTGAAGTATTGAAACAGATGCAAGAAGCGTTAAAGAAGTATCACTACTACACAATTGACGCTGGCTTGCCCAATCAATCAATGCTCAACAAAGGGTATGCGGCTTACCAAGCAGGGAAGCAAGCCATTGCAGAGTTGGAAAGCCAAGAACAAAACTTCTGCCCACGATGCGGCAAACGCACAAACGACATTCACACTTGTACACCACCACAGTGCACAGAGCAAGATTTATCAGAACAAGGGCGAAAGAAAAGTGCAATTCTTGGCAACAATATTGAGGAAATGGTCAATAATGGCTTACCTTTTTTGACTGCTTTGGACACAGCACTTAAAGTCTACGATCACCATACCCCACGATTACACCCACCACAGCGCACAGAGCAAGAGCCTGTGGCGTGGTTGTTGACTGAAAAAAACATAAATTCGCTTCAAGTAGATTCCATTCAACTTTTAATTGACCGTTTAAAACACGCACATCACACAGACTTATGCGTCAGGATTAACGGGCAAGATGAGTGGTTTCAGGCTGATTGGTTAAAACACATGGTTAGAGCCACCCCACCACAGCGCACATGGGTAGGGCTGACGGTTGAAGAAATTAAAACAATTTGTGTGGAAAACGGATGGGACAGTAGTTGGCAATCTATGCGGTTTGCCCATGCCATTGAATCAAAGCTGAAGGAGAATAACACATGAGTTACATCGTGGCATCGCTGCCGCCCATCAAATGCTTTGTCAAGCGTGAGTTTTTGTACAACCATCACAAAGGTCACGGTGAGTTGGAGCCAGCCATTTGGGTGAGCCTTAAAGCGTTGCGTGGCCAAGTGTTTCGCATTGAGTCATTGTTGCCCGCATACGGCGCGCTGTATGACAAGCTACCAATTCATGCGTATGTGTGGCATGAGGATTACAGCGGCACGTTGTCAATCGACACGCTTCAGTTGTGGGACTGCATGGGTTATCGGTTCACCGTCATTGAAAAGATCGGCTTACGCAATTTGGGCG